GTTCCGGCCAGTGCGCATATCCCAGTGATCTAGACTAAAAAATCCGCCTGCAATGCTTGGCTGCAAGGTTCCGGCCAGTGCGCATATCCCAGTGATCTAGACTCGCCTGCGATGGTGGGAGCGAGGAGCTCGGGTTCCGGCCAGTGCGCATATCCCAGTGATCTAGACTTGAACGACGACACGCCTCTGCCCGTCATCTGCGACCTGAGCGAAGACGGGACGTGTGAGGCGTGCCAGTAACACCTCCCCGGAATCTGAACGGGTCTCCTGCGGCTGCCCAGCCGTTATCAGCAGAGTGGCGACGGCACGCACCCAGCAGGGCCAGATCAAGCCCAGTAGTCCGATGGGGCAACCCCCAACACAGAGAGAACATCATGCCCCTCACACCCAAGCAGGAGGCGTTTGCCCTTGCTTATGTCGAGACGGGCAATGCCTCCGAAGCGTACCGCCGTTCATACAACGCCGCGAAGATGAAGTCCGAGGTGGTGGCCAACAAGGCCAGCGCGCTGCTCAAGAAGGGTGACGTGAGGGTGAGGGTCGAGGAGCTGAAGGCGCGTGCAGTGGAGCGCCACGACATCACCGTGGATGACCTGATCAGGGAGCTGGAGGAAGCGCGCAAGGCGGCGCTCACGACCGAGAAACCACAGGCTGCAGCAATGGTTGCGGCAACGCTCGGCAAGGCCAAGCTTCTGGGGCTCATCACGGACAGGCAGGAGCACACGGGCAAGGACGGCGGCCCCATCGAAACCGTTACGCGCGTCACGCGCACGATCATTGACCCGAAGGCATGAGGACGCTGGACATGAAGACGGCGCGAGTTTTCGCGCCGCTGCTGGAGCCTGCGCGCTACAAGGGGGCGTATGGCGGCCGTGGCTCTGGCAAGTCGCATTTTTTCGCCGAGATGCTCATTGAGGACTGCATGTATGAGCCCGGAGCTTCCGGCGGCGAGGGCATGCGCGCGGTGTGCATCCGGGAGGTGCAAAAGGACCTGAGCCAGTCGAGCAAGGCGCTGCTGGAGTCCAAGCTGTCAAGCCTGGGCCTGGGCGAGGCGGACGGCTTCAAGGTGTTCAAGGACGTGATCACGACGCCGGGCGACGGGCTGATCATCTTCAAGGGGATGAACGACTACACGGCCGATTCGGTCAAGTCGCTTGAGGGCTTCAAGCGCGCATGGTGGGAGGAGGCGCAAACCGCGACGGCGCGCAGCCTGAAGCTGTTGCGCCCAACGTTGCGCGCGCCGGGCTCGCAACTGTGGTTCGGGTGGAACCCTCGCTTCGCCAAGGACCCCATCGAGAAGCTGCTGCGCGGGCCTGAGCTGCCCACGGACTGCATCGTGGTGCAGGCCAACTGGCGGGACAACCCCTGGTTCACGGCAGAGCTGGAGCAGGAGCGCCAGGACTGCCTGCGCCTGGACCCGGACAACTACAACCACATCTGGGAGGGCGGCTACGAGACGGTCAACGAGGGCGCGTACTACGCTAAGCAGTTGGCCGATGCGAAGGCGCAGGGCCGCATCGGCGTGGTGGCGCCTGACCCGCTGATGACGCTGCGGGCCTTCGTTGACATCGGCGGCACGGGCCAGAACGCCGACAGCTTTGCGATGTGGATTGCGCAGTTCGTCGGCATGCAGGTGCGCGTGCTGGACTACTACGAGGCGCAGGGCCAGCCGATGGCCGCCCATGTGCAGTGGCTGCGAGATCGCGGGTACACGCCAGATCGGCTGCAGATCTGGTTGCCGCACGACGGGGAGAAGTCGGACACGGTGTTTGCCGTGACGCCCAAGAGCGCGCTGGAATCCGTGGGCTACACGGTGACGGTGGTGCCGAACCAGGGCAAGGGCGCGGCGATGAAGCGCGTGGAGTCGGCGCGCAGGTTGTTTCCCAGCGTATGGATCGACGAGCAGAAGTGCGCAGGCGGCCTGGCCGCGCTGGGCTGGTATCACGAAAAGCGCGACGAGGCGCGGGGCATTGGGCTTGGGCCCGCACATGACTGGGCAAGCCACGGCGCAGACGCATATGGCCTGATGTGCTGTGTGTGGGAGCCGCCGCGCACCATGGCGCCGCTTCCGGCGCCGCAACTGGGAATCGTCTGATGGCAAAAATGGACAAGGACACGTTCCGCAATGTGCTGGAGCGTGAGATCGAGGACGCGCAATCGTGGCTCGCGGACGGCATCCGTGGCGAGCAGCAGCGCAACCTGCAGTACTACATGGGCCTGCCGTTGGGCAATGAGGTGCCGGGGCGCTCGCAGGTGGTGAGTTGGGATGTGTTTGAGACGGTGGAGGGGGCGCTGCCCAACTTCCTGGAGCCGTTTTTCAGCGGGGACAACATAGGCGAATTCCTGCCGCGTGGGCCCGAGGATGCGGCCTATGCAGAGCAGGCCACCGAGCTGGTGAACTACGTCATACGCGACGACAACCCCGGCTTCTTGCTGTTCTCCGACTGGTTCAAGGACGCTCTGTTGTCCAAGGTGGGCGTGATTCGCGCCAAGTGGGTGCAGCCCGATCCGGTGCGCGAGGAGTTTCGCGGCCTGGCCGTGGAGCAGCTGGCGCTGTTGCTACAAGACCCGGCCGTGACGCTCTTGGAGCAGGCGCCGAGCGAGATGCTGGCGCCCGAGGTGGCCCAGGCCGCCGCCGTGCAAATGCCGCTGCTGTGGGACGTGACGATCCAGCGCCAGCAGCGCGGGCGCGTGGAGCTGCGCAATGTGGCCCCGGTGGATTTTGTCGTGAACCGCAGCGCAAAGCGCCTGGAAGATGCGCGCTTGATCGGTGAGTGGGTGACCTACACGCGCTCGCAGCTCAAGGAAATGGGCTTCAAGAACGCCAGCGAGGTCAAGTCCTACGATGGCGGCAATTCGCGGCTCGACCCTGTTGAGCCCGGCACCCCTGGCGACAAGTCGTTGGAGGAGGTTCGGCTGTTCGAGGGCTTCATCCGCTGCGACTACGACGGCGATGGCGTGGCCGAGTGGCGCCGCGTGCTGGTTTCGGGCGATGGCGAGCTGGAAAACGAGGAGGTTCAGGGCCACGAATACGCGGTGCTGACGCCCATCAAGCTGCCGCACCGCGTCATCGGCATGGCCCTGGCTGACCCGGTGGTGGAGCTGCAGCGCCTCAATAGTGGATTGACGCGACAGTATGTTGACTCGCTGTTTCTGGCGAACAACCCGCGCACCTACGTGAATCTGGCCGCGAAGGTGAACGTCGAGGACGTCATCAGCAATCGCATCGGCGGCATCATTCGCGGCGAGGGGCCGGCAGGTGACGCGGTGGCGCCCATCAAGACGGCGCTGGTGGCCTCCGAGAGCCTGCAGGGCCTGGAAATGGCCCAAAGCATGCGCGAGCGGCGCACGGGCGTCACGCGCTACAACCAGGGGTTGGACGCCGACAGCCTGAACAAGACGGCGACGGGCATTGCAAAGATCAGCAACATGGCCGACAAGCGCATGCTGATGATCCTGCGCGCGTTCGCGGAGACGGGCGTAAAGCAGCTGTTCAAGCTGGTGCTGAGGCTGCTGACGCAGTACCAGGACATTCCGATGACGGTGCGCCTGCGCGGCAAGTTCGTGCAGTTCGACCCGCGCATATGGTCCGCATCGATGGATGTGAGTACTGATGTGGGCCTGGGCACGGGCGACAAGACGGAAACGCTGATGCTGCTGCAGCAGTTCGGCGCCTTCATGCAGCAGGCCGCCCAGGTGGGGCTGGTGGGGCCGCAGCAGGTCTACGAGTTCGGCAAGGCCCTGGCGAAGAATGCCAAACTTAAGGGCGCGGATGAGAAATTCATGCTCTCGCCGGACCAGATCAAGCCCAAGCAGTCGCAGCCAAGCCCTGAGCAGATCAAGGCGCAGATGGAGCAGGCCAAGATGCAGGGTCAGCAGCAGATCGAGGCCATGCGCCTGCAGGCCGAGGCGATGGAAGGCGACAAGCAGCGCGCAGCCGATGCGCAGATAAAGCAGATGGAGCTGGAGCAGCAGCAGCGCGGCCGGCTGATGGAGCTGGCGGCCGGGTATCTCATGGGGCAAGCGCGTGCCACAGGCCAGATGACGGAACCGCCGCAGAACTTCATGGGCGGCACGATGCTGGACCAGAACATGCAGGCGCCGGGCATTGACGAGGCACAGCTCAACGCCGTGGCCGCGCTGATCAACGGCTTTGCCCAACGATTCCAAGGTGGTCAGGCATGAGCGATGCGCAGTACCAGGCGGACCAGGCGCAGCGCCTGCTGTCCGACCCGATGTTTACACAGGCGCGACAGACCGTCATCGGTGCGCTGCATGAGGAAATCCTGTCACTGCCCCTGCAGGAGCGCGAGCGCCGCGAGGCGGCCGTGGCCATGCTCAAAGGCGCGGAGCAGTTCTTCCGCGTGTTCGAGCTGGTCATCGAGGGCTACCACTTGGAGCGCGCGGAGTTGACCAATGAGGCCCAGATCAAGGCCCGCTACAGCGCCATTGAGGAGAGGATGCGCAATGTCTGACGAAACCACCAAGCGCTCCAGCCGGGCACCGAAGTCCGCACCCGCCGCCGAGCCGCTGGATAGCTTCCTGCGCCGCGTGGAGTGCGCCCACATTCATCGTGACGTTGTGGCCACGGCCGCCACGCACCCCGAGGCCACCGCATGCGTGTGGCCCGGCATGTACTCGGGCATTCGCCTGAGCACCGGCCCGCAGTCCGTCACCTACAGCGACGGCACGACGGAGTAACCCTTTCTCAACCCGACCGGGCTCGGTTTTCGCCCGGCTGGCCAGTTTAGGAACCACCCGGCAAGGGGCTGCGTGCGACGGCATGCGGCCTCTTTTTGCTTTGGGCTCACACCTGGCCGGAACGACCACCACCACCATGGACGACTATCAAATCACCACCGTTAACGATCTGGCCGCTGCACTGCAGGCCAGCGAGGGACAAGCCGACGATGCCCCCGACGCTGCCCAAGGCGATGCCGCGAACCAGGGCGAGGCCAATCCACCCGCAGAAACCCCGCAGGACGCCGCACCGGCCGAGGGCGCGGACGATGCAGCCGCCGATGACGCCGGACAAGCCGCACAGGCCCCGGCAGATGACGCGGTGATCCGGTGGAAGGCCGCAGACGGCAGCGACATCGAGGCCACCGTTTCCGAACTCAAGGCCGGCCACCTGCGCCATGCGGACTACACGCAGAAGACGCAGCAGCTGGCCGAGGAGCGCAAGCAGGCGGCAGCGCAGATCGCGCAGCAGTTCCAGCAGGCGCAGGAGTTCGCCAAGGAGCAGGCGCAGCTGATGAACATTCAGGAGCGCTTGAACCTGTTTGCGAAAGCAGACTGGAATGCCATGTACCAGCAGGACGCGGCCGAGGCCGGGCGCCTGCAGGCGCAGTGGATGCAGCTGCAGGAGCAGGGACGCGCCATGTCCCAGAGCTACCAGGCCAAGCTGCAGCAGCGCGAGGCCGAGCGTGCCCAGCAGTTCCAGCGCGCCAGCCAGGAAGCGCTGCAGACCCTGCAGCGTGACATTCCCGGCTTCGGCGCCGAGCAGCTGAAAGCCATGCGCGAGGCAGGCGTGGCCCACGGCTTCTCTGATGAGGAGCTGGCTCAGGTGGCTGATGCGCGCACCCTGAAGGTGCTGCACGAGGCCGCCCAGTGGCGCGCCCTGCAGGCACAAAAGAGCGTCGTTCAGAAAAAAGTGCAGGCCGCGCCGCCCAAGGCTACCAAGCCCGGAGCGACCGGCGTTCCCCCATCGAAGAGCGAAGCGGCATGGAAGCAGCTCAATGCCCGCCGCGACGTGGATTCACTGGCCGCCTTCCTGGCGGCATCGGAGTAAATCATGCCCCAACAGACAAACACCTTCGCCACCTTCAACGCCGTCGGCAATCGTGAAGAGCTGGCCGATGCGATCTATCGCATTTCCCCCGAGGAAACCCCATTCGTGTCCGCCATCGGCAAGGGAAAGGCCTCGTCCGTGTTCCCCGAGTGGCAGACTGACGCCCTGGCATCGGCCGCCAACAACAAGGTGGAGCAGGGCAACCAGTCCGCCGTGGCCGCTGTGACGCCGACCAAGCGCGTGGGCAACCGCACGCAGATCAGCGAAAAGACCTTTGGCGTGACCGGCACGCAGGAGGTGGTGGACAAGGCCGGCCGCGCATCGGAAATCGCCTACCAGAAGGCCAAGAAGATGTTGGAGATTAAGCGCGACATCGAGTTCGCGGCCATCAACAACACCACGGCCATCGCCGCAGCCGCAGGCGTGGCACCCCAGGCGCGCGGCCTGTCCGGCTGGCTGGCGACCAACAACAATATTGGCGCCACGGGTGCGGCCCCCAACCCCGACACCAACACCGCGCCCACCGATGGCACGCTCCGTTCGCTGACGGAGGCCATGCTCAAGGATGTTGCGCAGAAGTGCTGGGAACAGGGCGGCGACCCCTCGCTGCTCTTCGTGCCTGGCGCGCTGCGCGCTGCGGTGTCGGCCTTCACGGGCGCAGCAACCAAGTTCGACAAGACCGAAGACAAGACGCTGTATGCGACGGTCGAGGTGTACGTGGGCGACTTCGGCCGTTACAGCATCGTCAACGGCCGCCACCAGCGCGCCCGCGACGTGTTCTTGGTAGACCCCAAGCAGTTCGAGCTTCTGACCCTGCGCGGCATGAAGACCACCCCGCTTGCCAAGACCGGCGACGCGGAGAACTTCATGGTCAACACCGAATGGACCCTCAAGTCCAAGCAGGAAGCGGCCAGCGGCGCCATCCGCGACGTGCAGGTCTGATCGTTCAACCACTGAGCTAGGAGCCACCCTTCGGGGTGGCTTTTTTTATGCAGACTCGAATCCTGAGCCATACATCCACGGGCCGCACGCTGTGGCACGACCACGGCGACGGGCGTGTGACCGTCCAGCAGGTGGCCGATGTGACTGCCGGCGTGGAGCGCGCGCGCGCCCTGCACAACGCAGGCCACCACGCCACGCGCATGGGTGACAAGCATGTGGCCTCCATCCCCGTGCCCGTGCTCACGCAGTGGGCGGCGGCGCGCGGCAAGAGCTTCACGGATGTGGTTCAGGACTCGGGTTTGATGGAGCAGTTCCTGCAAGACCCGGACAACGGCGCGTTTCGCGTCTGGAAGGGCGCCCTATGACCATCGTCGTTCCCGGCGGCGCGGCCGGCGCGGCATCCAGCGCCACGCTGGAATCACTCTCCGCGTCGGTTGCCAAGTGGCTCAACCGCACCGATCTTGATCTGGTGCTGGTGGATTTCGTGCGCCTGGCCGAGGCCGAGTTTGCGCGCGATACGCGCCTGCGCTCAAGTTTTCAGGTGCTCACGGAAAGCGGCTACACCGCGTCGGGCGAGGTGGTTCTGCCCTCCGACCTGCTGGAGCTCAAAGCGCTGGTGCTGGCCGGGCGCGCGCTCGCCGAGCTGCCCTATGAGGACTGGCGCGGCGTGGCCAGCGGAGACTATTTCGCCCGCGTGGGCAGGGTGGTGCACATCACCGGCCGGCCCAAGGGCGCCTACGACATCACCTACGTGCAGCAGCTGCCGCCGCTGGTGTTCGCCACCGATTCAAACTGGCTGCTGCGCGCGCACTTCGACATGTACCTGTGGAAGTGCTGCGAGATCGGATCGATCTACCTGCGCGACGTGGAAGCCGCCACGGGTTACGCCAGCAAGTACGAGGCCGCCGCAGAGAGGCTGCTGCGGGCGGTGAACCAGCACGCCTGGGGCGGGGCTCCGAGGGTCATGCTGGCGCCGGGGGTGGTATGAACAAGGTGCTGGGCTTCGCGCCCGACTCCGATCCGGCAACGCCCGGCCTGCTGCTCGACTGCGCCAACCTGATCCCGTCCGAGCTGGGCATGCGCCCCGGCCCGAGCGTGACGCCCGTTGGCGTTGCGGCCCTGGCGCAGGACGTGCGCGGGGCGCTGGCCGCAATTGACCTGAATGGCAACCGCCGGAGCGTGGTTGGAACGGTTACCGGCCTGTACACCCTGGCCGGCAGCGGCTGGAGCGATATTTCCGGACCCGGCGCGCCGTTCGCGCTGGGCAATGAGGAGCGCTGGGCGCTGGCGCAGTTCGGCAATAGCACAGTCGCATCGTGCCGCACGGCCGGAATGCGCATCGCCACGGGCGGCGACTTCGCCAAGGTGGCGGGCGCGCCGAAAGCGAAGATTCTCGCCAGCCTCAAGGGCTTCGTGATGGCCTTCAACACCACGGATGCGGCCTACGGCGACGAGCCGGACCGCTGGTGGTGCTCTGCCTACCTGAACGCGTCAGATTGGACGCCCAACGTTTCCACGCTGTGCACCACGGGCCGGCTGGTGGAGTCGGGCGGGGAAATCACGGCCGCGCACCGGCTGGGGGATGACATCATCGTCTACAAGCGCCGCTCTACCTTCGTGGGCCGCTACACCGGACCTGCCGAGGTGTGGAACTTCACGCAGGTGGACTCCGACGTGGGGTGTGTCGGGCAGGACGCGGTGTGCGACACGGGCAAAGCGCATTTCTTCATCGGCGACGATGACCTCTACGCCTTCGACGGAGTGCAGGTGCGGCCCATCGGGCGCGGCGTGCTGCGCGACTGGTTCGTGCGGGTACGCAGTCCCAAGTACATGCACCGCGCGCATGCCTTCTGGGACAAGCAAAACCAGCTGGCATGGTTCTTCTTCCCGTCGATCCACGGCGGCGGCGAACTCGATTACGGGCTGGTCTACCACCCTTCGACCAACAAGTGGGGGCGGGCGAACCACTTCATCCGCGCGCTGGTGCGCTACGCCTCGCCCGCAGCCTCCTATGACGGCGGCACCGAGCTGGTGACCACCTTCGACAGCGGGCCGGGCATCGAGTACGACTCGCCGTTCTGGGTCGAGTCGCAGGAGCTGATGGCGGGGTTTGACGCGCAGAACCGGCTGGTGACGTTCGCGGGCGTGGCCGCGCCGTCGAGCTTCACCAGCGGCGACCATGGCGACGAGAACCAGCATACCCAGTGCGACCGGCTGGCGCTGCGCCTGAAAGGTGAGCCGGCCAGCGCTTGGGCGACGGGCTTCACCAAGGACGACAGCGGGACGGAGGCCAAGATGGCCTCGGTGGCAATCCGCGACGATGCGGCGTTTGACATGCGCCAGCGCGGCCGCTGGCACCGCTTTCGGGTGGATTGCTCTGGCGACTACACGCTGATCGGCATCGGGCCGCGCCTGAAGAATGCGGGATACCGATGAGACTATCCACCGACAACAACCGCCTGGGAACGGACATGCCGTCCCTGCTGGCGGCGCTGGCGCAGCTGCTGCCGCGCATCGCAACGCAGGTCAACAACGTCTCCGAGGGCCGCATCGTGGGTAGTCACAACGCGGCAACCCAGCCGCCGGGCATGGGCCTGTACCAGGCGGGCGACTACATCAGGAACAGCGCGCCGCAGGTGCTGGGGCCTGCGGGCAGTCAGTACGTCATCAAGGGCTGGGTCTGCATCGCCGGCGGCGAGCCTGGCACCTGGGTGCAGGACCGGGGGGCGACTGGCACATGAGCTATCAACTGCACATCGTGCCGCCGGCCTTCGTGGATCGCGCCTGGAAGGATGGCGCGCACCAGCTTGCGAAGGCATGCGCCACCTCGGGCGGCGAAGTCACGGGCGAGCAGCTCAAGCTGCTGCTGTCGCGCGGCGAGCGCTGCCTGTTGCGCATCGACCTCGACGGCCAGGCCGTGGGCTGGGCTGTGACGCGCATCGACGCGCTGCCCAACGTGCGCGCGCTGCATGTGTGCGAGCTGTACGCGCCTGGCGGGCACTGGGCGCACTGCTTCGACCTGCTGGCCGACATGGCGCGGGCCAGCGGCTGTAGTGAGATGCGCTGCAGCGCCGGCCCGGCCCAGGCGCGGCTCTACCAGCGGCGCCTTCCCTGGAAGCCCCTCTACACCACCATGAGCATTGAACTATGAACATCCTGCGCGAGAAACAACGCGTCCTCGGCCTCATGCCGATGAAGGGCGGCGGTTCCAGCACCAGCAGCAGCCAGATTTCCTACCCCGACGAAATCAAGCCACTGCTGACCAACGTGGCGAACTTGTCAACATACCTGTACAACAAGCCGTGGCAGGGCTACGACGGGGAGCGCTATGCGGACCTGAACGGCGTCCAGCAGCAGGCGCTGCAGGGCATCACAGACCGCGCCACGGGCGGCTCGCAGCTGTGGGACCAGGCCCAGGGCAGCCTGCAGCAGATGATGGGCGACCAGCCAAATCCCTATCTCGACAAGCAGGTGGCCCAGGCGCAGCAGAGCGTTATCGACAGCTACAACATGGCCACCAAGCCGCAGTTGGAAAGCGCCATGGTGGGCTCGGGCTCGTTCGGCAATTCCGGCCTGCAGCAGATGCAGGGGCAGGCACAGAACCAGCTGCAGCAGAACCTGGGCAATGTGGCAACCCAGATGTACGGCAATGCCTTCAACACCAACCAGGCCAACCGCCTGCAGGCGCTGGGCATGGCGCAGGGCTTCGCCAATCAGGATTACACCGATCTGAACCAGATGCTGAACGCCGGCAACGCCTACCAGGATCAGGCGCAGAACAAAGCGGACTTCAACTACGAGCAGTGGCAGCAGCAGCAGGATGACCCGTACCGGAAGCTGCAGGCCATGACCGGCGTCATGAGCGGCACGGCCGGCAGCACGACGACGACAAACCAATCAGGGGGCAAGTGATGTTCTGGATACCCATGGCCTTAGGCGCGACCGCTGGTGCGCTGTCGAACAAGGATAACTTGCTGGAAGGGGCTGCAATTGGTGCTGGTCTGGGGGCCGCTGGTGGCGCCGGGCTGGGGGCATTGGGCGCAGCGGGTGGCGCTACAGGGGCCGCTGGTGGTTTGGGTGGCCTGGGCAGTGCGGCGGCTGGCGCAGGGGCATCGGCTGGCGGCCTGGGCCTGTCGGTCGGCGGCGCAGGTTTGGGCCTGCAGGCGCCCGGCGCCGCGTCGCTCGCCAGCATGGGCGGCGGCACGGGCCTGAGCATGGCGCCCGGCGCGGCCGGTGCGGTGCAGCTCAGTGCGGCAGGCACGCCGGCTGCTGGTGGTCTGCTGTCGGCGGACAACCTCAAGACTATGGGCGACGTTGCCGGCATGGCGCAAAAGGCGGGCGTGTTCGACAACCCGCAGGCGCCGGCGGCACAGTCGGCAGGCATTCCGGCGCGCCAGCCGGATTTCACGGGACTGCTGACGGCGGGCCGGGGCCAGCAGATGACGGGCGCGCAAAAGATCATGGCACAGCGCCGCGCGCGCATGGGGGGTTGAGCATGGCATTCGGACAAGACGAGCAGGGCGGCATCATGGGCCTGTTGAGTTCGCCCATGGGACAGGGCCTGCTGACGGCGGGCCTGGGCGCCATGGCGAGCAGCGGCAACACCATGCAGGCCATTGGCCGTGGCGGGTTGCTGGGGCTGTCGGCCTACGGGCAGGCGGCCGGCGAGCAGCAAAACCGCCTGCTGCAGATGGCCAAGGAGAAGATGCAACAGGACGCTCTGGCCAGGCTCACGCCGGGCGCGGACGGGGCCATCAATGCCGCGCCGGCCACGCTGGTGCAGGCGGGGTTTACCGACCCGTCCAAGTGGGACGCAATCCGCAACGCCGGGCGCGACAAGATCAAGCAGGTGCAGACCGTTACCGGCGCGGACGGCACCCAGCAGCTGTACGGCGTGAACGAGTACGGCGGCGTGACGAACACCGGGCTGACCAACGCGCCAGAGCTCAAGACGCAGGACCTGGGAGGGCAGGTGGTGGGCATCAACCCCTACACCGGGCAGCAGGGCTGGCAGGCGGGAAAGACGCTCACGCCGGACCAGGTGCAGGACGCGGCGAATCAGCCGTTCATGGTGGTCAACGGGCAGATCGTGCCCAATCCGGCATACCAGCAGTACAGCAAGGAAAAGGCGGCTGCAGGGGCTGCGCGCACGTCTGTGCAGGTCAACAACAAGATGGGCGAGAGCCTGGCGGGGCAGATCGGCCCGATGATGAAGGATTCGCAAATCGCCGCCGATGCGGCCGTCAAACAGGTGCAGGCGGCCAACAACATTGATGCAGCTCTTGCGAGCGGTCAGGTCATCACCGGCCCCGCGGCGAATGCTCGCTTGACGGTATCGCAATGGGGAGATGCATTGGGCATGGGTGGTCCAGATCAAAAGACCAAGCTTGAAAACACGCGCGCCGCATTGCAGGGTCTTGCTCAGCTGACGCTGCATGGGCGCCAGCAGATGCGCGGCCAGGGTGCGATTACCGAAAGCGAGAGCAAACTTGCAGAGCGTGCCATTTCTGGCGACCTGAGCATGACTCCTGCAGAGCTGCGCGTTCTGACCAATGCGGCACGCCGCGCCGGTCAGTATGTGCACGCAGAACACCAACGCAAGGTTCAAGCCGTGTCCGACAATCCCGACTACAGCCCCATGGTGCCGTTCTATTCGGTTCCCGCGCTGCCGCAGCAACAGGCTCCGGCTCCTGCGGCTACTCCAGGTGGCTGGGGTATCCAAAGGGTGAACTGAGATGGCGACCTATCGCATCACCGCGCCCGACGGCGGCGCCTACGAAATCACCGCCCCTGACGATGCCACGCAGGAGCAGGTCATGGCCTACGCGCAGGCCAACTATGCGCAAACAGGCGCCAAGGCTCCGGCGCAGTCCGCAACACAGCCGCAACGGTCTTTGGCCGGCGAGCTCGCGCGACAGGTAGGACTGACCGGGCGCTATGCACTGGAGGGTGGCGCGCAGATTCTCGACCTGCCAGGTGCGGCAATCCGTGCTGGCCTTGGTGCTATGGGCGTGAAGTCCGATCTTCCATCCGAGAGCGCAGGCAAGCTCGCAGACTTTATCGGCCTGCCAAAACCGGGGGGCGGTCTGGAGTCTGCCGTGGCTGCGGCCACCCGCGGCGGCTTCGGCGCGGCCGTCCCTGCAGGTCTTGCGAGTCAAGCCGCCAGGGGAACCACTGGTACGGCGCAAGGCATCTTGCAAGGTCTTGCTGCGAATCCCGCAGCACAGATCGGCGGCGGCGCTGGTTCCGGTGCCGCGTCCGATGCTGCGCGCCAGGCGGGGGCGAACGAGTACGGGCAGTTCGGAGCGGGGCTTGTGGGCGGTGTGGCGGGTGGCGCCCTGGGCAATGCTGCCATGAAGCAGGCGGGACGGGTAGGCGAGGCGCTGGCGAAGGTTGCGGGAGCCGACACGCTTCCGGCATCGCTTACGCCCAAAAAAATGAGCGACGTGCAGTTGTCTCAGGTACTGCGCAACCGCCTGAGCATTACCGGAGGCGATTGGGACGCCATCCCTGGTCGTGTGCAAGCCTCGCTCATGGCCGATGTGCGCAAGGCAAATAGTCTGGAAAACCTCGACGCGCGAGCTGTGCAGCGATTGGCAGATTTCCGCGCCCTGGAAGTGACGCCAACGCGCGGTACGGTCACCCTCGACCCGGTGCAGCTAACCAGGGAAAAGAACCTCGCCAAGTCAGGCGCGAACAGCCGCCTTGGCAGCGCTCAGGGGTTGGCGCGGGTGGAAAACGAGAACAACGCACAGCTAGTGCGTCTGATGCAGCAGCTAGAGGGCGGTGCGTCGGTGGATCCGGTGCAAGCAGGCCGCACGCTCTCGGGGAACATCACCGGCCAGCGCGATGCGCTGCGCAGTGCCGAGCGTGCGGCATGGGATGCGGCCAAGGCGTCACCCGGCTACAGGATGCCCATGCAGGCGCATGTACTCGGAGACATCAACGCGGCCCTGGGTGAATCCGGCATGATGCCTTTCATGGATGGCCGTATCTCGGCCTACATGCAGGCCCTGCAGCAAAGCCCGGACCAGTTCACCCCGCAGGCCTATCGCAACCTGCAATCCATGCTCTCCAAGGCCATGAGTTCCGGGGGGAATGAGGCGGCTGCGGCAGGCATTGCGCGCAAGGTGCTGGAGGGCGCGGAGATGCGCCCGTCCGCAACGCAGATTCCCAACCCTGGCAACCTCCCTGTGACGGGGCAGGCCGCAGGCATATTGAGGGCGACCGACCCTATGCCAGGCGACGCCATGGGTGCCATTGACGCGGCACGACGGGCCACCAGGGCGGCCTACGCGTTTGAGGACTCGTCGCCGCTGGTGCGCAAGGTGCTGTCCGATGGCGCTATGGGCGACCCGGCCCGCATCGGCAAGCACATCCTGAACGCCACGCCAGACGAAGCGCGCGAGATTGCCCGCCACCTGGGGCCGCAGGAAATGCAGACGATACGCGGGGCAATTGCCACCCACATCAAGCAGAAGGCCCTCAGCGGCGCCTCCGACGAGGTGGGCAACGTGTCACAGAAGGCGTTGAATTCGGCCATCAACGCCGTGGGGCGGGAAAAGCTCGGCCTGTTCTTTTCACCCGAGGATGTGCAGCAGCTTGAGCGCATGGGCCGGGTAGCCAGCTACATGCAGGCGCAGCCATCAGGCTCGGCGGTCAACAACAGCAACTCCGGCGCTCTGATGGTTGGCAAGGGCATCGACCTGCTGACCGGCATCAGCAGCAAGATTCCATTGCTGAATATCGACCAGCAGATTGATTCACTTGTCAACGTCGGTCGAACAGCGCAAGCCCTGCAGGCACAAAGGGGGCTGCTCGCACCGCAACTGCCGGAATACGGTTTGCTATCCAACACCGGGCGCGGCGCCGCCGCTGGCGGGCTACTTGCGATCCCGAAGGACCCCGAGCGCACCAAGAACGACAAGCGACACTAGGTAGCCGAGAAAGCCGGGGTTTATTCCGGTGCTGGCGATCCATTCGCTGGCCGTTATCGACCACGGTTGCGAATTCCACCAGAGAACAAAATCAGCCAGCATAAATCCACTCCTTAGTTAAGCCACCCCTCGCGGTGGCTTTTTTCATTGTGAGGCCCCATGCCCGTACCCGCAAGTATTGACGAGCTATCTGCCATCCCGGCATCCAACTACCCAGCCGGCAGCGAGCCGGTGTTTCCGAATCTGGATAACTACCTGCGCGCCCATGCGTCCTTCATCGCCCAGCTGCGCGACCGGCTGAATGCCGAGGGCCTGCCGCTGGCCGCCGTGCTGTGGTGGGGAGGAGCGCGCGCGTCCATTGCGGCGCGCATGCGGGCGCTCGACGGCCAGATTCTCAACCGTGCCGACTTCCCCGCGCTGTGGGCCTTCGTGGCCGGCGGCGGCTATCCGCTGGTGTCCGAGTCCGAATGGCTGGCCGCGCCGCTCAGGCGTTCTTCGTTCTCTTCCGGCGACGGGGCTTCCACGTTCCGCATGCCCGACATGAACGGCAAGGCGGCCAGCAGCATCGGCGCAGTGACCTTGCGCGGTGACGGTGCGTTCTCGGCAGGCGCCGCCGGGCTGATGCAGGACAGCCAGAACCTGACGCACGGTCACGGCGTTGCAATGTCGGGGGCTGGAGACCATAACCATTATTTCAGTGGCTCGACATCGGCTTCCGGCAACCATACCCACGGGGTGCCGGATAGCGACAGGTATGATGGTTCCGGCGTTTCCTTTGATTCGGGCAGATATCCCGGCAACTACAACATCCAGACCAGCGCGGCGGGCAATCACAGCCACTGGTTTGAAGGAGGGACTGCTGGGGGAGGCTGGCACGTACACGATGTGTGGGCGGGTGAATCCGGTGGCAATGAGGCGCGCATGAAGTCGGCCACGGGGGCCTGGTTGATGCGGGTCAAGTGAGGCAGGCATGCAAAAGTACAAATCCAACATCACAACCACCAGCGGCGCAGCAGTGCGCAATGTGCCGGTGACGGTGCTCAAGGAGGATGGCGCGCTGGCGTCCCTGTTCCTGGACCGGGACGGCCATGTGGCCGCGCCCAATCCGCTCAAGACGGGGGCGGATGGCACGTTCTCTTTCTATGCAGCGAACGGCCGCTACAGCCTGCTCACCACGGTGGACGGGGTGACAATCTCCGACGATGACGTGGTGCTGCTGGCCGACCCGGTGGAGCTGGCGCAGGTGGGGCCGATTGCCGAGGCGATCGCGGCCGGCGGCGGCGCGTCGGCCGATGCCGCCCTGGTGCAGCGCGCGGTGACCGTGGCCGCCACCACGGATATGCAGCTCGTGCAGATCGAGGGCTCGGGCCTGCTGCTGGTGTCGGTGCAGTCCACGGGCGGGGCGGCGGCAGACTATCACGACATCGAGCTGTACGACGGCCCGCCGTCGGCCGCAGGGCTGCGCTACCACGCGCGCCAGGTGGCGGGCGACTTCGAGGACGCGATTCCCGTCTATTGCCGCCTGGACAGCAAGACGCTGCACATGCGCGTGGTGAACAAGCGCGCCGACGCGCAGCCGGTCAACGTGACCATCGGCCTGCGCCACATGTTCGGAGGCTGAAGCATGGCGGTCAATGATTACCTGCACATTCTCTCGGACCGCTCCTGGGCGGGGGAGAACTTCATCGACTGGCGCGCGGCCTGGTTCCCGGCCAGCCAGATCAAGCAGATACCGGTGTTTGACATGCCCGGCGTGGGCACCGTGCGCGGCGATTGGGTGGTGGAGGGCGGCGATCAGTCCATGGCGGTGGAAAAGCGCGAGCCGCGCATCCTGGCCAAGAAGGGCAAGCTGAAACTGAGCTTTTCCGGCACGAACCTAACGATACGTGCGGGCCTGAACCCCGGCTGGGGCGTGGGCCATGTCTATATCGACGGGCAGAAGCCCAGCACCATCGCCGGCCTGAGCATCGCGCAGGACACGTTTTCGTGCGACTCCGAGGCGCATGGCTCCTGGGGCAATGAGTACAAGGATATTGCCCTGGTGGATGGCCTGGCGCCGGGCGCGCATGTTGTGGAGATCTATTGCAACAACACCACGGCCGGCGC